GAGAAGCATCAGCAGATTCTTTAGCGGCTTGCAGACCAATAGCTTCTTCTCTAACATTCGCTAGCTCATGCAATGCTTCTGCTTGTTCTCTGTATCCCTCTGCAACTTCATAACCAATATAACTAATTTGCGCCTGATCAGCTTTGAGAGATGCATTTAATGCTTGCTCTCTAATTTTTTGTATAACTAATTTCTCTGCGGCTTCAGCACCAATTAGCAAAACTTTGTTTGCATCTTTCTGCTTATCAATTTCTTCTACAATTGATTGATTCTTTTTCTTTATAGCTTCATAGACAGCGTAATTTGATTTTGCAGATTCATCAAGAATATCTTTCTCTAGCTTTGCAAGAGCAATAGCATCTTCCGTAACCTTTAGTAATTTTAATTTTTCAAATAAATTATCTTGCTGTGCCTTGGTCAGCTTCAGAGTTCCCGCTTCAATCTCTTTTGTATATTTGATTTCTAGCTTTTGAGAATCTGTTAATTTTTCTGAAGAATTAAGTTCCAATTTATTTGTTGCAATCTTTTCATCGACGCTAAGTATCAACTTCTTATAGGCTTCTTCTAGCTTCTTTAATTCTTCAGCTTGTTTCTTAAAAGCATCGCTAACATAAGGAGCTTCTTTCTTTACCGCTTTTGTGATTGCTGTCATTGTGGAAACTGCTGTGCTTCCATTAGCGTTCCATGCTTTGTCAACTTCTTCTAATGCCGCAGTCCAATTTGTTTTCATGCGATTGGCATATTCAGTCCCCAACTTCATCGCACCTTGAAAGTCTCCAGTCATCACGGCATAGATTTGTCGACCCGCTGTGTATAGCGTATCAACCATTGTCGCCACAGCTTCATAGACCAAAACTACTGCGATGTATAAACCTTTCAGACCAATAGACAATCCTTCAGCGATTCGCTTGAGGCGATCACCTTCTGTCATTGATGAAAAGAATTGATCAGCAAGACCTTCAAGCGTAGGCAACAACTCAGCCATCACTTGCATAGAGATGCCTTTGAAGCCTTGACCCATCAAATCTAATGTGTCATTAAACTTCTCCGCTCTTGCGGCTGTCTCATCTGTGATTGTGAGTCCTAGCTTTCGAGCCATCTCATCAAACTGATCTAGGCTATCTGCCCCTGCATTAAGCAATGGGATTAACTCAGCACCCGCTTTGCCAAACAACTGGATAGCGAGAGCAGTCTTGGATGCACCATCTTCGTATGACTTAAATTTGTCAGCGACTTCACCAAGAACTTGGCGAGTAGATTTCAAAGTTCCATCTGTGTTCCGAGTATTGATGTTCATCGCAACAAGCGCATCATTGCCATTCGCGATAGCGACAGACAACTTGCCCATGCTTGTTTGCAATGCACCGCTTTCAATACCCGCCTGTCTGAAGGCGAGCTGAAGCCCTGCTACATCTTTGACAGCGACACCAATCTTCTGCGCCATCTTATTGGTTTCATCAGCAGTATCTATCGCACTCTTAATCCATCCAGTAAATGCCGCAACAGATAACCCAACTCCAATCGCACCCAAAGCATTAGCCGCCATGCTTGCGGATTTCTGGATTGATTGCATAGCACCCGAAACAGTGTTCTTGGCTTTCTCCATATCTTGTTGGAGTCGAACAATGTTCGCCGCCATCTCGATTGTTAGTTGCCCGACTGTTGTTGCCATGACTTACCTTTTTGCCTGTATGAACGCTTGGAAAGCGTTGCTTACTTTCTTGCTGACAATGTTTCTATCAAACTCATTTATTGGATCACCAAATGGAGGTACGCACTCAGGCTTCTCACTCTCTTTGGCTTGCACTAAATATGCTTGAGACATTTGTTTGATCGCTCTGAATTCCCATGCTTCAAGCTGAACGCCTGTGCATTGTTGCCATGAAATAATTTCTTTAGCTGATAATGGAACTGCACTCATTCCACCCATTTCTACCATGCCCAAATCTTGCCAGTAGGTTATCACATATTCAGCATCACCAACATCAGGCATCAATGGCTTGCCGCCATTTTTTTCAATCTTCTCAGCGCGTGTTAACTCAGCTTGCTTATCACCTGATGCAACCGATTTCTCTTGCTTGACAACTGGGATTGATCTGAACCAAGCCAGTTGTCTTGCATAGAGAGTTAGGTCTTCGATGATGCTTGAGTAAAATTTGCCCAATCACCAACAGCTTTATTTACTTGCTCAGTAATGAAGCCGATGGCTGAATCAAGATAAGCCGCTTTAAACATCTCGATGCCTGTGAAGTCTTTGTAGGTGAAGCCATTGAAGCTGACTGTGCAAGCAGATAGAAACTCAGCATCAAGCTCGCGCTGTTCGCCTTCTTTCATCTTCTTTCCACCCTTCTTGACATATTCAAGAATCGCTCTATTGCGGATGCTTTGAGCTTTCTGGAAAGCCTTAGAGCCTGGTCCATAGACTGTGATGGATAGTTGATTGCCAGTAGCATCGAGCAACGCATCGCCCTCAACTGTTTCCAATTCAACGATAGCTGTGTCTTTAACTGCCAATTCTGAGATATCAAACATTTTAGTAATCCTTTCGCGGGGAGAGTTATTGCCCTTGCTCGAATCAGCCGCACCCCGCGAAGGATGCGAACTGACCCGAGTAGGTGCGCGTGTTGCCATTTACGGCAATTCTTTAAGCGGCAAGTGCTTCAACAATACCAACTCCTGCGGCATTGGTTGTGATTTCCAATGTTGCAGTTGCAGTAGTGATTGAATCAACAGAGCCGACGCCTACTTTCCAAGACATGATTTGCGCCCTGAAATAGTATTTGTCACCATTCTGTGTAGTCACCATAAACGAATAATCGTTATCAGAAATGCTTGCGGCTTTCATAATAATCTGACCTGCGTCATCGGTGTCCAAACCCAAAGACAAAGTGATTGTGCCTTCGTTGAATGAGCCCTTGAACTTCTGTGTGCCACGCGAGCCAACTGGCATATGCGTGACCAAAGCATACTCACGACCAAACTCGCCCAAGTCGGTGATTTCACCAACGAGTGCGGGGACGGGAGATGTAGTAAACAGGGTGTTGTACCCTGCGCTGTTGAAGGTAGCGGGTGCTGACGCAGTAACACGAAGTGTTGTCCCTGCGGATGTGCGGACTGTCATGGTCTTTTCCTCTCGGTTTTAAAAAAAGCCCACAGGGATGTGAGCAGAATTTTCAAGCAAATGCCTGAAACTGGTTTGTGTCTCACTCATAGTAAGACACCAAATAATCTGCGGATTGAGTCCAAGTACCAGTGTCTAAATCTTTTTCGGGTGAACCGAATAAATCTAGGCGACTACTGATAACTGTCTTACCCGCAAATGTCTGTTGTAATTTAAAGTCCATTGCCAAGCGAACTTGATCATGGATTGATTTTACCTCTGCCATTGTTTTGGCAAGGGGATTGATCTGCACTCTAGCTCTTGCCATTTGTCGTTCTGTTGCGTAATTTATGTGCGGCAATGGCACAGCATCAATTACTGTATAAACGAGCGCAGGGAAGGCTGTATTCTGCGGCAACTGTGACATTGCTTTGCGAGTGCCTACCAATGCTGTAATGCCACCAGTATTCAGCATCGCGGCAATTATCAGTTCTGGATTCATAATGATTTCACAATCTCTCTACCAATTCGCATACGAATGTAATCAGCAACTTGATCAATCACTTCAGTCGTTCCACCATCAAATGCTTTACGCATGAATGCGGTTGGCCTAACACCTTGATGGACAGCAGATTCTGTGAACACATTACCAAATTTCATAGCCTTTCTATTCTTAGGCTCTATTTTATATGGTGCTCCAACAGTTCTTCCATTACCCTCATAAAAAGATGCAGTTCCAAATTCAACAAATTTAGCATACCAAGCGTCACCTCCACCAGCAACGATTTGAGAAATAGCTTTGCCTTTTTTCAAAGTTGTTTTGACTTTAATACTTTTCTTCAATTTACCAGTTTTACCAGTTGGAGCATTAGCTCTAGCACGATCTCTGTATATGTTTGCGCCTTGTCGTAAAGCACCACGCATAATATTAGCTTCTAATTTAGCGGGTAGTTCATCAAGCATTTTTTGCAATTCTGAAAGCCCACTTATAGATATGCTTTGATCACTGGCCATCTAAACTTCCCTCTGTGCAATCAAAGATAATTGTCTTATCTGACTCATCAACATTCATAGATGCGGTTATGTTGAATATGCGAGTACCGAACAAAATACGCCATGCATCAGTAGTAGTTGGAGGAACAAACAATTCTGAATATCTGACTGTTACTTGATGGGTCAATTGTGATTCAACTACCATTGAATTTGAACGCAATTTTTCACGACCGCTCAACGGCTTAACTTCAGCCCATACTGTGCCAATATTGATCCAAGAGTTTATCTCTTGTCCATACGCATCAAGCGTAGCACTTCTGCGCTGAACAGTAACGCGCTGTTGCAGTTTTGAGATTCGCATTACGCACCCATGTTGATTCTATAAGGGGTCATCAGATGGATCATTCCGAATGGAATTGCTGTGACTATGTTGCCAACATTGATTGCTTCACGATTTTCATAAAGCTCACCAATGTATAGCAACATAGCTTGCTTCAAAGCAGTTGGCATCGGATATTCATTGGGACTCAAACCATCTGTGAATCCTGCGGCAAATCTAACGATTACTGCATTTGGCATTTGCTTTGCTTGAGGCCAAGTAGTTACAGGGAAAATCTTTGCAGGATTGCTGTAAGAATCAAAGATGTATTGATTAGCATTTAGTGTCTGAGTCGCACCATTCGTATCTGTATAGATAATGCTTGTGATTGAATTGACTGGACTTGTTCCTAGTTCAATTTCATTCACAGGAAATTCATCAAGAGCCATTGCATAAGTTGTCTGAGCCGCAGTCAACTCTGTATATGCCTCAACTGCTTCTCTTGCTGTCTTGATCAATGCTGTTACCAAAGCATCATCAGGATGTGCCGCAGGAGAGCCAACAGCATCAAGACGCAAATGCAAACGAGCAGTTGCCAATGTGATTGGCTCTGTCGTTACTATGCTTGTACGTTTAATTTTCCGAACTAATTGCGTCATTTATTTTTTCCTCTGGCTTATAAACCAAAGCATCATCACCAATCCAAGATTTCAAAATTTTACCGCCAACATCCTTAGTTCCACGGAAATTTTTTGAATGGCCAATTCCAATGCCACCGCGACCGCCCATGCCCTTGATTCCAAGAACGCGCTCACCACTGAACAAATGATTGTTGCTATGAGCTTGCCAAAGTATATGGTCAATGAATTGAATTGTGTCTCTGCACACAGACTTAAATGTTTCTAATGCTTGGCCGCGAATTGCAGTTGAGCAAAGACTACTGTGCAAAGTGTTCTCTAAGTGTCGATATGATTTTTGAGCCAAGTTGTAATAGCGTGAATTAGCTTCACCAATTAACTCAGCTTTCTCAAACTTGAGATCAATTGTCTCAAGCCAATCAGCCGCATACCAATCGTCATCTTCAATGAAAACAACTCTTTCATCTTCTTTGATAACCTCCATACCCGCCCGAAGATTACGCGCTTGCGTATTCATACCATCGTGCCAGTATGGAGTCGGTCTAATTACTTCTAATGTCCAGTTCTTTTTGCTGAATGTTATTGGCTGTGCAATCTCACCATCATCAACAATTATCCAACGAACATCTCCTCTGTAAGTTTGCCTTGCCATCCACAGTTCGCAGATAGCCCACGCCTTCGGTCTTGCACCAGTAGCTGTCAATAAGGTCAACATACTTTAATTGCTTCCTCAAGCGTCATACGCTCAAAGCAAGTCAGGGCTGTCTGTCTGCTTGCGTTAATTACTCTAACACCTTCAGCATGCAGATCAACTGCAAGTTGCGGGAACTTAGCTTGCCACAATTCAAATGGTTGATGATTAGTCAATCCATCACCATGCTGACCAAACCAATGCGCCTCTCCTTTCGGTGAAAGCGTACAGTCCAATCCTAGCAGAACAATTGTCTTTGCACCCCATAGGTAAGCAAGATTGATTGCCTGATATCCACTATTACCGCCCTGATGGATTACTCCATTAGTGCCGAGTCCTTCTTTGTACTCAGACCCAATGCGGTTGATTTTGTACCTCTTGGCCGCCCCCTCGTCTTGAGTCCAACATTCGCCTTTATATTCTGAATTGACTCTTTCAAAATGGACTCGCCACCATTGTTCATCGCAAGCATATAAGCAGTCTGCGAATGGTGCTCTGCGGTAACTGTCATTGACAGCAATGGTCGCCCATCCTTTGTCTCCAACGATGTTGCAATCTTCCTCGGTGAGACTCGGTCCGCTTGCAATAATACAGGCGACACGCCCCGCCCATCGACCTGCGGTGCGGTCATATGAACTGATCGGGCGGTCGCCACTGGAGGGTTTACTATTTCAATCACACCAATTGATTGAAGATCGTCAGCAACTACTGACGGAACTTTTAGTCTCATCTTCTTACTTACGCTACCTATGCGTGAATCTTGAAAGTGAGTCAAAGCAATTATTTCAACTAATTCCATCGCGGGGTTATTCCTGTTTAGTTTTAACAATTAAAAAACCCCCACACCGAGAGGCATGGGGGTCTGCTCAATTACAGATTGCCGTAAATGAAAGCGGAAGGACGATAGACTGTCAAAGCCAAACGCTCTTCTGCCAACAATGTAGCCATGTTCTTCTTGAAGTTGTCGCCATCTTCATAGGAGATTTGAACAGCCGCATCCATGCGATCCCAGATTTGTGCGCCCATAGTAAAGCCACCAACCAAGAACTTACCTGCTGTCATGCTGTTTGTAGCGATAACGCGCTTGCCCCAAATCAAAGGTTGCAATGCGTTGATAGGACCATTCTCACCGCCAAAGATGTATTCACCATAAGTGGTCTTAGCGATTTCAATGGTTTCCCAATCAGCAGGGTTGATCACAATTGTGTCAGGCATATAGTCAGACAATTGAGCCTGAGTAATCGCACGACGCAATGTGTCCAACTTTGTGTCACCAGTAATGCGACGGCTGTATGCTGTGTGGTTTCCTGATGCTGTGATACCCGCGATTGTGCCGCTTGTACCAAGACCATTCAACAACTGATCTTCCTCTTCCAACTTCAAGCCATAAGTCAAACGACCATTGACATAAGATTGCAATTGAGGAGCATCATCTAACACCTGACGAGATACAGGGATGAAGTGAGCCAATGTAACCACAGGAGCGTTAGCCAATGTGAATGTAATTGCTGACTCAGGCTTTGTCACATTCTCACGCGCAGGGCTTGAGTATTGTGAGTTTGCATTGTTAGTGAACACATTCTCTTTGGTGTATTGCACCAAGTTAGAAGATGTGCGACCTACAGGCAATACATCACGAATAGTCAAAACGCGATTCGGATTAGTGATAATTCCTGGAACTCGGAAGTCAGCGACCAAAGGTTGGTTCTGACCAGTAGCGTTAACGATTGCTGTCTTAGTCTCAATACGAGCAAACTTGCTACGACCTTGAGCCATCGCTTGGAAGGCTTCAGACTTAACCAATTGCTCACCAAGAGACTCAGATTGCTTCTGACCTTCTTTAGCAGAGTCAGACATCTTGCGCTCAAGTTCCAAACACTTCTCGGTCAACTCAGCGGCTTTAGTGCTGAGTTTTTCCATTGCGGATTTGGTTTCATTTTCAACAGTTTTGGAAGCCGCGATTTCGCCATTAGCTTTTTCCATCCATGACTTTAGTTCACGAGTGGTTGAAAGCAATGTGCCTTGGGTTTCCGCGAGGGATTTAATTTCTGCGATATCAGACATGGTATTTCCTTTTAAAGAGTCCGAGATGTTTTAAGATTATCAGCGATGATTCGCTGAAGCTCACTTGGCAATTTCAATTCCTCGGACTCACTCCGAGCAAACAAACGCTTCGCACGACTTGCCGTAGCCGTAGCGAGCGACTTCGAGAAACCTCCTGCCTCACGCAAGAAATCCTCAAAATCTTTTATGCTTTCAATTTGATCAAGCGAAGTCTTAACGCTAGTTAAGTCAACGCGAGCCATATCGTCAGCAGGAAAAGTAACAACTGAAACTTCTGATAGGTCAGTAATGTTTTTTATGACACGGACTGTTTGTCCATTGATGTCAGAATATTCAACATCTGATGCTTTCAGCATATAGCCAATGCTCAAGCCATCAACTGTTTCATGTTGCATTGCGGCTTTGACAATTGCGGCTTCAGGATTACCCATTGTCAATTCACCTTCAATGTAAAGACCCTTTTGATCTTCCATCATCTTAGTCCATTTGCCAATTGGCACATCCCAAGATTTGTGATTGACAAACATCTTGGGCATCCGAGCAGAGCCATTCATAACGGCATCAATCACAGACTTGTAAGCACCCGCCATGATTGTGTCACCATAGCTGTCAATGCCGCCAAATGTAGAAGCATATCCGCCAAACTTTCCGCTTGATGCGTCTTCAAATTTTAGGCTTACGCTATTTAATAAAAGTTGCTTTCTTCCAATCATCTTACTCTCCGAATCTTGTATCTTTGCCCATTCACGATCTGCCCAAGTCTTGCCTGAATCACCGCCCCATAAAGCCCAAGCGATGCGACCATTACTGGGATAGCCTTCTTCACCCTGACGGAAACCTTCTGCCTGTTTATCAACTTCGTGTCGAGCGAAGTATGAAACCATTCGGCCAATTGTCTCGTCAGATAAATTAACCTTGTTGACAATATCACGCGCCCTTGCAATTCCTACCTCTGTGCCGCCTCTTCCAAATTCGCTACGCCAATCTAGACCGCGCTGTGCCTCATCAACCATCGCATTATTGGGGATTGGCATTACCTTGATTCCCTAAAGAGGTCAGCGGAGCCAAATTCAATTGTGCTGTCAGTTCGTCTGCGCCTTCTTTGCGGGGCATATTCTCAAGCTGTCGCCATTCGTTGCGAGTCATCAATCCATTCTGCACAGCAGTTGAACCAGACTCTAATCTTTCTTTCAATGAGCCACGCAAGATGGCATCTAAAGAAAACTCGGCCGTATAAAGTTCACGCTGTCTCGGTGTCAGCACTCTTCTATCAATACATTGCTCAAGCGATTCAAGCATTGGACGAAGTCTGAACTTATAGAAGCCTTCAATCAGTTGGCCAATACCAGTTCCCCAAGTGGTAGTCTTGTTTGTGTCGTTGATCATCACAGAGGATATGCCAAACCAACGGCCAATATCCTCAACTGAGAATCTGCGTGTATCAAGTAATTGCAAATCAGCAGGAGTCAAACTCAATGGTTCAAACTTCGCACCCGCCTCAAGCACCAACAAATCATCATCTGAACCTTCAACGAGTCCACGATAGTTTCCACGAATCTTATTCCTTTGGTCTTCAGTCAACAATTTGTCGATCATGAAAACTCCAGGACGCTTTCCGGATTTCTTGTAACCTAAAGATGTATGGTTCTGTGCGTCAACAGCAATACCAACTGAGTTACGCATATAGTCGAGACGACTCATGCCAATGATTCCATTACCTTTATCTCGCCAATGGAAAACCGATTTCTCGTCGTATATGGCTACTTGTCCTTCGTATTGATATTTGTAAATGATTGTCTTATCAACGAGTACATCCACTTCAACTTGGTCTGAAGCCATAGGCCACATCTCGATAACCTCTCCTGCATCATTGCGAACAAGTCTTGCATATGCGTTACCTCGAAACAAATAATTCATTACCATGAACTGCCAAAACTCCATTGGAGTATGGCGACGATTGGGTGAGTCATGGAGCAATGTCCACAACTTAGTTCCGCGAGCTAATGTCTTATGTCCATCAGGATCGTTTGATCTCTCGTAAACAAACAATGGCAAAGATGCAATATTGTCTGTCAGTAATTCAATGGATGCCCAAACTGCTGAGACTTGGAGAGCACCATCAATCCCGTAATCTTTGTTGCTGTCATAGACTCGCGTGAATGGCTCGCCTAGCTGAACGCCATCTTGTTGACCAGTAGAGCCAACATTGCCGAACCATCGGCGTAAGGATTGATAAAGTGTTGCCATTTGATTAGTGTTTCATTACAAGTGGTGCATCTAAGAATCCGTCTAGATCGCCTTCTGTTTGTTTGGACATACCCGCAACTCCTACAGCCATCGCCAATGCGACTGCGCCATCAATACGACCAGTTGCTTTAGCTTTATTTAATTTCCGATTTCCTGCGGCATCTTTTTCTACTCTTGCATTTGCCATGCACATTGTCAGAACAGGATTACCGCCATGAGCCAATTGCTCATTCAAAAGTATTGTCTCAAGCGAATCAATCGCAGGAGCCATGTCCTTAAAGCCTTGACCGAATGGCACTAAGGGTAACACAAAGCCAAGCTCATCAATTTCTTTCTTGAGCAAATCAAATCTCCATCTGTCAAATGCAACTGCTACTACATTGCAATCTGACAAGATTTCAACAATCTCACGCGCCACTATCTCGTAATCAATGGATGCACCAATTGTCGTTCTGATGAATCCCTGTGATTCCCAAATATCATAAGGCGCACGATCTTTCCTTGCCCGATCTTTCAGACCCTTCTCAGGTGTCCAAAAGATTGGCTTTACGTGCCACTTTCCACGCCATGCAATCAGAACCATGCTTGTCAAGTCTGTCTTTCCTGACAGATCAAGACCTACATAAACAGGCTCCTCATAAAAGACCGACTCGTCAGGCTCAGAACTATTGAGAATCCAAACGCCTCTGTTTACGAATGGGGCAACCATCTCAACTCGCTGATTCAACACTAGGTTGCGAAAAGTCGGTTCGAAACTTGGCATCCGCTTTGCTCTTGCGGCTTGTTCAATTACATCTTCCATGCTTCTGAAAGAACCCAATGCAGGATTGGCTTTCTTCCATTCAGCAGGGTCTTCTAGATCACAATCCTTTGTCGCCTCATACAAGTGGCAAACAATATTCTTATCTTCACTCGTCTTAGCGTCATCCAACCAAATGCTAAACAAGTCATTGTCATTAGGTGCTTGCGTTGATATTGCCAATAGCAGAGGGGCATCATGCGCCCCTTGGCTAGTTGTAATTGCATCAACGAACTCACTACTCGGACCTCTAACCTGACCAAGCTCATCAAGGATGGCCAAGATTGGCGATAGGCCATGCGCTGTCTTGCCCTCTGCGCTGATCGCCCTGTACTCTGTATTCATTGGCAATCCACATAGCTTCTTTGAGCTAGGCACTTCCCTCACAATGACTCGGAGCTTGGGTGACATGGCCACTATCTTTGATGCAAGGTCATATACGATTGCCGCTTGTTCTCGGCTCATCGCCCCTGAAATAATTTGGCTATTTTTTTTTGCCTCAGGACCAACGAGGTGAGCAAGCAAAATGCAAGCGATCAAAGCTGTCTTGCCGTTCTTGCGACCTATGCTCAGATACCCGCGCCTTGTGCCGTTTGGGTTGTCGTATACATCTAAAATAAATTTCTTTTGAAAGCCATCAAGTTGAAAATCAATCCCCACAGATTTTCCACTTGGCACTTTGCAGTAGTGTTCAATGAAGGCGATGACCCTTTCGCCACGAGTCTTGGTATTTGTCATCTGGCAATCAGATCATCAAATGTGTTGATCGTACGAGCAATTCTATTCTGCTCAGAGCCTTGACCATTCAAAGTTCGGGGGTCTTGGCTAGTTTGGTTCAAACTAAGGCTTCTTATAATGGCAAGTTGTTGCCGTTGGAAAGAATCAATGATTGAAATCAATGGGTTCGGTATGGGTGTTCCGCGATCATTCTTGACAATGATGCCCATGCGATCAAGGCTTTTCTGATGCTTGCGGATATCTGCTTCAAGCCGAACAGCTTTGGCAACAAGAAGCAAATCAAAGTCACGCCACCCATCGTGTGCGCGCGCGCGCGTGAACTGCCCCCAGATTATAACCTCATCTTCATTTCTTAGCTCAACACCTTCTGGAAGAGGCGTCTTTTCAGACAACTCGCTAACCAGTTGAACTACTTTTTCGATGCTGTTTAATCCTGCGGACTGACCATTAGCCAATTTGTTTTGCCTTTTTTTTCGGGAGTTTTTGAAAGAAGTGGTTCAGGAACGTTTC